GTGTAGCCCAGTGCATAATAGCTTCTTTCATTGAGGCCATAGTTTCATCAAGCGCCTCCTCCGTTATTGGAAGAGGCTCGCCATCTGAAAGCTTTTCTAGCATATTATATATGTCAGGTACTATAGTGTTAAGCTTGCTCATAATCTAACTCCTTAAAGGCTTTGATTACATCACTTGAAAACAGTTTTTGTAGGTTTAGCAAATACATTTGACTTGCTCTGTTGTCGCCACCTGAAACTGTTTTGAAACTGTCTAGACCTTTAACAATCTTCTTGAGGGTCTTAGTGTTAAACACCAGTGTACAGTATTCATCATCACCAATACATAAGTTATGAAACCAGTAGTCTGATTCAGTTGCGTCAATACCTGACGGCTTACCCCAAGACTTATACTCAATACAAATGTTACCAGTCTTTTGCCATAGGTCACGCTCTGATTTAACTTCTATCTTTTTGTTGGTGAGCATGTCTGCAATCTTATCTTCACGCACTTCACCATACTGTAAGTCTAGGTCGAATTTCTTTCTGTCTGCTTTAGTGGGTTTCATGCCAACCATCTCCGATGTTGTAGTCCCCATCAAGAGGACAGTTTAAGTTTAAGTTCTTACCTGCTTGTATAATAGCTTCTACTCCGAGCTTACCTACCTTATCTGCGACTGATGCTCGACACTCAATCTGCCATTCATCATGTACATTAGCCACAAACTTAGCATCTAACCGCATTTCTTTTATGCTGTTGTCCAGAATAACCAATGCTTCTTTCATAACTATAGCACCGGCTGACTGGAGTAGTGTGTTGAGTGCGGCATGTTCAGAGCGCACTGTAACCTTACGACCATCTAACCCTTTGAGGAAGCCCTTTTTGCTTTCTCGTTGTACTCGTTGGACAAGAGATTTAAATGATGGGAGACTATCAAGAAATGAGTTTCGTAGTTCTCTACCTCTTGCCTTGCCTTGCTTAGCCACTGACCCAAGCTTTGCATCTCCTGCTCCGTATAAAAGGGCATAGATGAAAGTCTTTGCCTGATTTCTAGATTCAAGTCCTGCAAGTTTTTGATTTGTAGTGTGGATGTCTCCGTTGAGAATTTCATTTGTGTATCCCTCATCGTTCATATAGTGTGCAAGCATTCTTAGTTCTAGTCCAGAAGCATCAATGCCCACCAGTTGATTGCCATCTTTTACAGTCCAACACTCACGACACTCCTTACCATAGGGTGAGTTAGTGCTCGGTATTTGAGCGGTGTTGGGATGGCTGTGTGTCATACGCCCTGTAACTGCACCATTGTGGTTAACGTATCCTCGTATCCTGTTGTCAGGTTCAAGTGCTTTAAGCCAACTATTAACCTGAGCCAAGCGCTTTTGAAGCATTAGATACTCAGCAATCAAAGCAGCTTCAGGTATGTTTTTAACCTTTGACAATGTACCCTCATCAACAATTGGCTGACCAGTAGGTGTAAAGTTTTTAGGCTTCCATCCTGCATCAACTAAGTACTCACCGATTTGTTTACGAGAGCCTAGATTGAAAGGTATAGATGTCTTACGAATGACATACTCTTTGGTTCGGTTCATCTCAGCCCACTCATCATCGCTAAGACGAACGCCTCTGTTATCAAAGTCTTGTCCAAGTTTAGACAGAGCACCAGATTTTGTGTACTTAGGATAGAGTGCTTGCTTTATAATCTTAGGTTTAAATGTTTCGTGGACTGTAGTCTCTACCTGAGACAGCTTATCTTGAAACATTGCAACTAACATCATAGCTTTCTTGGTGTCTAGCTCGAATCCGTTACGTCTTTGTTGGTCAATAATCTTAGCCACTGAATGCTCTAGTCTTACTGATTGTGGTGTGAAGCCACGACTCTCTTGTCGCAAAGCCATATACACTTTTGTATTCAGTTCTACATCACGCTTACAGTACTCAAGCATCTCTGGTGTGTAAGCATCCCAAGCATCTTGGTTGTCACCATAGTCACCTTTGTTAAACTTGAGGCGATAACCCCAAGACTCTAGACCATGTCCACCCTCACGGGTTGGTTTAAATAATCTAGATAGAACTAATGTGTCTACAATCTTCTTGTCGCTTAGGTCAATGCCCTCTACATCTTTAAGTGCAGGTAGGTCATAACCTAATAGGTTGTGTCCGATTAGCTTGGTAGCAGACTTTAGAAACTCATAGCCTTCTTCAAGCTGTGTATTGTCGAACGTAAACACATCTCCTGTGTCTACGTCCTGTGCTACAATACAGAATATCTTAGTAGGGCTGAGGCCGTCTGCCTCAATATCAAATACTATGTTCATAACTCATCTCCATCAAATGCACTGTAGTCATCTTCGCTAGGTAGCTCACATAGCCTACCTGTGTCTCCGTCATACATTAAGCTGCAGGCTACTCCAACGTCACCAGTATATCTAGACTTGAGTACTCGAACCTTAGTCGTTGAAGCTTCTACATCATCATCCGACTGTTGGTTACGCTCAAGAGATATAACTGCATCGCTAAGCTGAGCAATAGACTGACTGCCACGTAAGTGTGATAGTCCTGTTTCTATTCCATTCTCATGCCCTCGGTTTCCGTCAACCCTACGGAGGTGAGACACTAGTATCATACCTACACCTGTCTCTTCTACAAGAGAGCGAAGTCGGTGCATGATACTGTCAATAGCTTTACGTTCGTCACCATCTAGTGCTTGAAGTACAAGCATGTGGAGGTGGTCAACAACTACCCACTTACAGTCTAAGCCTACAATAAGGTAGCGAAGCTTGCTGAATATATCATCTAAGTGATTGACACCAAGGTGAGCATGAATCCAAACACGACCCTCGTTCTCACCCATGAATACCTTGCGGTAAACATCGAGCAGTTTGTCTTCGCCTACTTCATCTTTGACACTGTTGAGGTGTAGCTTGGCATTAGCTTCAATAGACATAATGCCCTCGGCAGTCCTAGCCCAGTTCTCTTCAAGGGCTACGATACCTACGTTGTCTTCAGTGTGATTGATAAGCCAGTGTTCTAGCTCTCTAGTTACACTAGACTTTCCTAGACCAGTGCCACCAGTAAGTGTTACTAGTTCACCTGACCTCATGCCCTCTAGCTTGGTGTTAAGACCATGCCAAGGATAAGGTATAGAGTCTTTCTTCTCAGTCTGAAGCTTACGATAAGCATCTAGCTGAGTAGATAGATTAAGAATACCAGATGGAGTATAAGTTTTAGCATCCCAGAAAGCACTGACAAAAGCAGTATGCTTCCGAGACTTAAGCATGTCGTTAGGGTCTTTGAAACCCTCTGGCAATGTCATCAACTTAGCTTTGTTAGGCTTGAGTAGCTTGGCAATAGCCTTAGCTCCCTGCTTACCAACATCGTCTGAGTCGAAACAAATAACTACAGTCTCAAAAGATTCTAGAAACTCTAAGCTATTCTTAACATCACGAGCACCTCCTTGTGCTCCCGACTTTATAGATACTACAGGCCACTTACTTCCGAGTAGTTCGTATGCCGCCATAGCGTCACACTCTCCCTCTACGATTGTAATGAACTTACCGCCTGATTTGAAAAGCTGTTCTCCGAACAACCCTGTTTCTTTGGAGTCACCTTGCCACGCAAACTGTTTGTTAGCTTTGCGAATCTTTGTGGCAACTTGTTCTCCGTTGTTGTAGAAAGGATATAGGTGGCTAGTAACTTGCCCGCCAACTGTGGTAGTAGATTTAACGCCATACTTTTTGGCTGTCTCTATACTAATATCACGGTCAGTTAGGGCATTGAAACTAGCACCGTCCTGTCTTGGTTGATAACTTTCAAAGTCCGTTACGTTATCTTGTTGCACTTCCGATGTGCTGTAGTCTTTAAAATAAGTATTGCAACTGAAGCAATACGCAGACCCATCAGCATTCTGGCTTACTGGGTCACTTCCCCCACAACTGTGGCAGGGGAGATTGTATTTGACAAAAGCCATGTTGATACCTCATGATTAATCTTCGGTTTCAACTTCCGTGTCCTCATCTATGATAGCTTCATCCGTAAGCTTATCTTCAAACAGCCCTTGTATGTACGTAGCTCCTGCTTGTACTAACTGAATCTTGTCGTTGTACTGTCTGACGTTTACCATTGCTTGACCTAGAAGCGCAAACAAACCTTGCGCCTCTTCGTCTAGCTTTGAAACCTCATAAGAAACATCGCCTTTCTTATATGTATCCATTATAACTCATCTCCCATTTCATCTTCAATGTCGAACTCGCCACCATCAACGTCTCCGACTGTTACTAAATCTAGAACCTGCATAGCTTGGAAGTCAAGACCTTTGAAAGTCTTACCTTTCCAAACAGATTCCCATTCTTTGTACTGCACCTTTACCTTAGAGCCATTACCTACACGCTCATCTAGTGGATTCTTTGCAGAGTCTACTAGCTTAGGTGGTTGACGTACCATGCCGTTAGGGCCATTAACTTTACGCTTGATTACTAGCGCTTGTCCCTCGTCCATTTCTTTTACAGTGAAGCCTTTAGTTTTGAAAGACTCTGCTGTGTCATCATCGACTACTAGGTTTACTGTGTAAACTGGTTCATAAGTTGTGTTCGGTGTTGTTACACTTGCCCAGTAGGCTGTTCCTGATACTATTGCCATATTACTATTTCCTTTTGTTGGTTGAAAATTAAGGTGTGATTATACCACAAGTTTACTTCTTTGTTAAGTTTTTTTTCAAAATATTTTCGTATGGGTTTGTTATTTCTAACGCACTCCCCACTACAACTACAGTTAATACTAGCCACAGTGGGGCGCTTAGTGCCAACAGACTCAATGTAATTACGACTGTTGTCATTTGATTAAATCACTCCACGTTTTTAGTTTGTTTCGTTTGTTCTCTACAGCTTGTAACATATCAGATTCTTCCATAAGATTATGTTCGACTAGCAGGGTAGCCATGCACATAACATCACCTGCTTCCTGTATTAAGTTATCTCTATGTTGTATCTCGTCTCCGAACCGCAACAGCTTACTACAAGCCATTGCAAGTTCGGCACATTCTTCCATAGTTATAACGAGTAGCTCTCGCTCAAGTTCGGTCATTTGTTCTGATAACATTATGCCGCCCGAGCAAATGCCTTACGCACCATGTCCTGTCGGTTGGCTAACACAGAAGCTATATTAGATTGTGAAGCTTTTGTATAGCCTTGAGAATGTGTAGACCAGTCGGTGAAAGCATTATACAAAGCCCAACGATTTGCACCTAGTCTTGCTTTATACATCTGGTACTTAGTCCAAATGTAGTGAGCATTCTTAGCTTTGTTTTTATTATTAGCCATGACATAATCAGGCGTTGAATCTACCAGTTCGTTGATAAGGTGTTCTGAACTTACACCCTTACATATTTCTATAAAGGCTTCGTTAGGACTGACATACTGATTCTGGAACTGTTGCCACAGGTCTCGTTGATTCTCAAATACATCTAAAGCCTTGACAATTATATTAGCACCATGCTCAATGTTCAAACCCTTGGTGTGCTTAGCTTTATATACAGCTACTTCACCACCAATAAACACCTGTAGATTTGTACAAGCAGACTGTATAGCTGCCGCACTAATCATAAACGGGAATGTACCATCAATAGAACTCGTAGCAAGTAGGCTGAGAGATGCTGTATCTCCGTCTGGCGTTGTATAATTATGAGCCGGTAGAGTATATTGAACAAAACATCTAGCCCCATCATGCGAAGTTCTGATGCGTTCTTCGATGTCTGTGGTGTTTAAATCTGAGCGTTCGATGATAGCTCTGGTAGTATCTATCATGTGACTCGGTGCTACAGCCTGATAGCCATGACCATGAACACCTAGCTCTTGCCCTGTATCGGTGCGATAGATTACAGACTTAGAGCTTTGTATTTCCGGCAACCATTCTTCAGCCGGTAAATAACTCAAAGGTTGTGTTGATATTTCAAAATCTGCTGACCCATATCCCTTATCTCTAAGGGACTGGGTAGCACCATAGTTTCCAAACATAGGTGTGACATTAGACATTACTGTACTCCTTCTAAGCCATTGATATCCTTGATGTTATTGAAGCTAATAGCTCTTGAGCCTTTGTGTTGTAAATAGAAAGCCCATTTGTAACAGTGTAGAATGTTGAAGCACTCGCCTTTGCTAACCTCAAAGCGGTTCTTAGAACTTCTACGTCTAACAATAAAAGACTTACCAAATAGTTTGCCGTTTTTCTTACCGCTAAAAACGAGTGAGTGTACTGCTGATGCTACAAAGTTAAATAAAGTTTCCATAGTTTTTTTACCTTTAGTTTAAAAAATTGTTGACAAGCGGTTCGACTTGTGGTATAATTACTTAATACCTTATAAGTTAATAAGTTCATACTGAACTTCTTATTAACTTATAAGGTAATTAAGTATATTTTATATATTATAATATACATTCTAATATACATTTATGAGCCGTGTAATCCCCTCATTTCCTCTTTAAGTCTATCGCCCTTGAGTTGTGTAATAATATAAGCACCGCCATAGGATTCACCCAGTTTCTTAGCATCTTCTATATCTGTTGTGTAGCTAGGCTTGGTACTTGATGTATTTAGCTTATCAATTCTCCACATTGTCTCTGGGAAAAAACTTCTCATAAAATTCTACCTCGGCTAAAAAGCCCTCAAGTGTATTGGTTGGGACATGACTTAGTAGTTCATAGATGGGTGAATATTCTTTGTCTCTAAAGTCTTTAATCATTTGCTCAAAGACCTTTTCAATTAGAGCTTCTTTCGAATCCGTAGTCATTGGTATTCTCCTTTGTATCGTCAATAAATTTTTCGTATGCTCTGCGGTGTATCTGTTTATATTTACCGCCACCATGCTTGATAACATCTTGGATATAGTGGTATGTCTTTAAGCCTTCCATAGCTCTATTCAAGTCTGGCTCTAAGGTAAACAACCAGAGGTGTTCGGCACAAGTATTTTCAAACTCTTCTAGAGTTGGAAGTTCCATAGTTTTACTCCACAGTTAGTTTAGATTTAGTTAGAATCTCTCGCACTTGAGATTTTATTACACCTTGATTTAGCTGTACAGTATCGTCTTCAAGTTTACCGATTCTTGTTTCAAAGTCTCCAATGTTATACTCATTCTCATCGGCTAGAGTTTTCACATCGTCTAAGGTATGCTCTAGTTCTCTAAGCCAACCTCGAACAGATTCCAACTCTGTGGTTATCGTCTTTTTCTTGCTTGCTAAAGCTACGTCAAGGACATCTTGTATTTTATAGTTTATATATTCGTCTAACATATCTTGTAAGTTCATAATCTATACCTCATACCATACATGGGTTTCGCTATTTTCATAGCCACCGATAATGTTATTCATGTTCTGTAATTCTTCAATTACATCTTGCTTGCTGAAGCCTCTGTTGATAGCATTATCGCCATAGACTTCTTCGAATACTGCTTCAATAAATTCTTTATCAGTCATTATTTAACCACCTTTAAGTGTTCAAGTTCAATGCCATCAGCCAAGTGACTACAGTCGTACCAATCAGCTTCGTAGAGTTTAATGTTTCCTGCATCATCTAGTTCTTCATTGCCGTCTTCGTCTAGTCGGTAAAACTGAATGTTCCATACTTCTATTGTATAGTCTTTATTGCTCATTCTTTATCTCCTCGATTTCAACATCTTCATAGCCTTGACCAATGTATTCATCAGCTATATCATGGGCTACGTCTAAAGCTACTGGATAGGGGTTAGCCT